ATCCAGCCCTTGCCGCAACGCACGAACCTGTCCTTCGCCAACAATCGGAATCGAGCAGTACCCGCTTCCTTCCGTTTGCCACGTCAAGTCCCCTTCCAGCGAACCGAAGTCGTCCGGTAGGTCATACTCGTCGTCGTCGGCCGCCGTCGTGAGCGTTGTCGTCGGTCTCAAAAACGTCCATTCGTGCCCGTTCGGTGGGTAATAAAACTGCCGCAACCCGCTTTCCAAACACGAATCGATGTCCGCTTGCTGTCCCGCCGTCCAACTACCCGAAGTCCGTCCATATCCCAGCGTGTAGCCGATTTCTTCACGCAAATCGGCGCGCGTCAGCGATAACGTCGATTCAGCCACACGTCATGCTCCTTACACCGCGAGTTGCGCCGCTTGCCACCAGTCGATACCGGAATCGCCCGGCGTGCTGCCCGTGGCATTCAGCACCGCGAACACCATGCCCAACAGCACGTCGTTGGGGAAGTCGGTCCCGTCCGCCGTTGGAATGGTTTTCGTGTCGTCAAGCTCCGTGCCGTTGCGATAGAACCGCAACTTGAAGTCCTTGGGGTCGAACTTCATGCCGAGTTTGACCCAGGTATCGGCCGCCAGCACCCCGGCGTCGGCCTTCACCGTTACCGCCGTCACGCCGTTGGCCTTGTACACCGTGTCCACATAATCGCCGTCGCCTTCCAAGCGATGGAAGCCGACAAGATTTTGGTCGGCCAACGCTCCGGCGGCCGTGAGCGGAACCGTGGCCGACAAGGTGGCCGTGTCGATCAGGCCCAAGAAAAAACCGTGCTTGGTGTCGGCAATCGTCGAAGTCCGAATCCGGGCTTCAAACCAAAACTTCCCTTGGTCCCGGTCAATTTTGAACGGCTTCATCGCCTGGGCGATGCTCGCGCCTTCGTTGTCGTCGTCGCTGGACAGCGTGAGTACGCCGCCCGGCAGCGAAGTCGAAACCGCTCCAGCGCCACCCGTGGAAGCAAAGCCGTGGTAGCTCCCATACAGCGCCACCGAACCGGCGGCCACCGCTGGTTGATTCACGAAATCGTCTCGGAAGAACCAACCTACGCTGTTGTCCCAGGTAATGTCGGGCGGAAGGTCGTACCAAATGTTCGGCGAGGCACCGCGCCCACTGTTGTGTCCGCGATAATCGGGTAAAAGCATGGCTCGTTATCCTGCAAAAAAAGGCTCTGGAAAATTTCATTACGCCATCGGGTCGCTCTTAGCAATGAGCGTTTGACGGCGGCGGTCGGTACACAGCAGATTCCAAGTCAAGTTCTTCCAAACCGCCATCACGTCGTGGCTGTTGCCCATGAAACGCGGGCCGGTACGCCGCATGTAATCGCCACGCAAGAACACGGGATGGAAGTAATTGAAGTCGAGCATCAACACCGGGTCGCTGCCGGACGCAATCGCAGTCGTGCCGCTATCATCCCAAGAGGCGACTTCCCGAATCGGGTTGCCCTGAAACGTAATCGCGTTGTCGTAGCGGTAGAGGTCGCGGCCGAGGTTCTCGTTTTGCGCCTCGCCCACATTTTCAAAGGCCAGCCGCGTGTCCAGATTGCAGTAGATGCGATAGCGGTCCCCCTTGCCCGAACGGTAATCGGGCAAGTCCACCACGCTCTTGAACCGGGTTTTCGCGGCGGCACGCTTCATCTTGTCGATGAGGTCCACCTTGCTAACGGTCGTGTACTGCGCCGTGTAATTCTTCCAGCGCGGGTTGCTCGTAGCCGACAAGTTGCCGGGGCCGGAAGTGAAACCGCTGGCGTTGCCACCGTTGAAGCCCTCGCTGGCGTTGTACACCAGCCAGTAAAACACGCCGAACACCTTTTTAATTTCAGTGGCCGTGGTGCTATCCACGGGTTTCGACCAAAACCGCGTTTCGCAGTGTTCGGCCAAGCTCAAGGTGGCCGCCGCTTCGCGGCTTTTCACCACGTCGAACAGCTTGGGAGCGCCGCCGCTACCGACGTTCATCAGCATTTCTTTCACGTCGTAGATGTAGCTGACTTCCGTATGCCGCCACGGAATGTCGATTTGCACCATCACGTCGCGGAACGAAACGTCGTCGGTCTCGAACAGCGCCACGTCGCGCGCCGTGCCGAGGTCATCCATCATCAACTGCCGCTGGATGCCCGTGCCGCCGTCGAATTCCACGCGGTCCTTGCGGAGCAAGCGGGAAAACGCCTCGAACTGTCGAATGTCCGTGGCAATCTCGTTGAACTTGCCAGCGCCAAGGTGCTTGTATTGCGCCTTGACCAAATCAAGAATGTTTTCCGCGTGAATGCCAACCATGATTGAGTTCTCGCATTAAAAAGTTAAATTTCGTCGTCGCCACCGGCATGGACTGGCAAGCCGAAACGACGCAACATGTCGTTGGTTTCCGCGACCGCCGCCGATTTGCCTCGCAATTCACGCCCCTTCCGAGAGGTCGGTTGCGAGACAAATTGCGACCGCCGCTGTTTGATTTGCTGGCCCAGTTCTTCGCGCGCCAGGTCCGCCCCAAATTCCATCTGCGCGGCGCGCTGCAAGAGGTCCACCATCGGCGGCGGTTGCATTCCGTGGTGCCAGTAACCCGCTTCCAGAATGCGGGCTTGGTCCACTACCTTTTGTCGCATCAACCGTTCCGGGGCGTTGGGCTGCAACTTGAAAATCGACCCTTGGCCGAAGCGACCGGAGTAGCGCTCGTTCATCCCGTCGAACACCGAATCAATCTCATCGGTAATTCGCTTTTGTTCCAGCGAAGCCATGTGCTGCATGGCCGCTTGATATTGCTGTTCGCGCTGCGTGACCCCTTCGAGCCGCTCATTCAACCGGTCGATGACCTTCTTGGCTTCCGGGTCGAATGTTTCCGGGTCGATGCCTTCCCACGGGTCAAACGCTTTGGGAGCTTCTTGCGGTTGAGCGACTTCTTGGCGGTGCTGCGCCTCGAATCGCGTCAGCGCTTTTCGCATCGCGGCGGCCGAGGAGAAGTCGCCTTTCTCGAAACCCCAACTTGCGGCGCGACTTAACAATTCTTCATTGAAGTCGTCGGCGGCAGGAGCTTCGGGTTCCCGTTCAGCAACCACCGGTTCGGGTTCCGGTGCCTCGGCCATGCCGGTTGCTTCGTCGGTTTCCCAATCGAAGTCCGGTTCCGTGGAGGTTGTCGCGCCGTCGTCGGGTGGCGAAATGCCCAGCGGCCCATTGGAGGGACCATCCACCGGCACGGGCATGGACGCGACCGGTTCCGGTGCGCTTTCGGGGGCTGATGTTTTTTTGGCCATTGCTCGTTACCCAAAAACAAAAAAGGAGGGCCGCGACGAACGCGGCCCTCCCAAATGGGCAACGATCAATTTGGGTTGATCTTCGCGGGTAGCTACTCCCGCGTTCAACCACACCTAGCGAGAACCGCGTTCGACGCGGCCCTCCATGAACTTCAATCACTATTAAACATGCGTTTGCTGTTTTTTGCTCACGAATTTTTCTCCGCTCACAATCCAAGTTCGCGCAAACCATCAATAATTTCCCGGCTTTTTTCGGCTTCGATTGCCTTTAGTTCTTCCAGGTCATATTTCAGCGACGGGTCGGAGTAGCCGCCGTTCCGGTCGTAAAATCCCCGCGCTTCGGCCAGTCGCTTGCGCTGGCGCGGGCCTTCGATGAGTAGCTGTCCTTCGCGGTTGAACGTCGCGGAGATACCCTTTTTCCGGTACAGTTCCGTGGTCCGCTGAATATCATCCGGGGGCACCGCCAACGCATCGGACCAGTAGGGATAATTCCCCGGCGTGTTCCTGAAATGGCGATGGTCGGCGGCAATGTCGCGGAAGTATTTCCGGCCACGCCGTTTGATAAATTCCGGCTGCTTCCCCATGTCGTAGAAACGCTCGATGACTTCCTCGCCGCGACTGTAACTGTAGAACGGCACCTGCTCACCCTCCAATTCCGAGTGTGTTACCGCCATCCGCCGAAAGGCTAGACAGCATCCCCATCATGTCCTGCTCCGCCCCTTGCATGGGATTCTGCTTGCTGGCGCTTTCGCTAATGCGCCGGTAATTTCGCGTCGTGCCGCCCGCCGGTCCCATTTGCTTGCCGTGCGGGTCGCCCGGCAGTTCCGGCACCGTGGACGGGCCACCGAAGAACAGCATGTCTTGTTCGAGTTCTGGTTGATCGGCGTAGCGGGCGATCATTTTCAGAATGCCCTCGGCGTTCGGCGAGATTTGTTGCGCCTGCAAAATCGGGGCCAGCGGCATCACCACTTGTTGCAACGTGGCCATCAAGGCTTGCAGTCGCTCCGAAGGAGTTTTGCGTTGCAGCGAATACGGTTCCACTTGAATCGTGTAATCGTTGTAGCCGCCGCGCAGCCTATCGGGCGTCAGGCGAAACGGAATGTCGAGCGTCGAACCGGGCACGCGCTTTTGGAGCGGCACGTTCAGCAGCGGGTCGCTCAACAACCAGAAGCCGACATCCACACAAATATCTTGCACCCAATCCAACACATCGGATTGCATCGAACGAATCGTCGCCGACGTTTGTTCGTTCAAAATCTTCTCTTGTCCCAGTGTGTCGGCCCCTTGCGACAGCCCCCCCAGCACGTCGAGGTTGCCGCTCATGTAGGAGAACAGTTGTCGCAACTGAATCGTGAACGCCAAGTTATTCGCGCTTGGGCCGCCCCAGGACGCCTCTTGCGCGCCCGATGGGTTATCGACCCCGATTGCTTCGCCGTCCGCGCTCTTGGCAATTCGCTCCGCGTCCAAATCGTTGCCGCGCTGAAACAAGAGATTGGATTTTTGCCGTTCGGCTTGGCGAATCAACTTAGCCATCAAGATATTGGCCGCGTCGTTCAGGTCTTGCCACGTCGCCGCCGGTGGCAACGGCAGTGAATTACTCGGCACCCCCTGGAATGCCAAAATGCGGTAGGGACCGCTTTTCGGCCCCGTCCACTGCACGTCGCGCAGCACCAAGCCGTCGAGCGTATTGTGGCTCTGCGAAGCCGGAAGCGTCACGATGCGCCGTTCATCCGGCAACCATAATTCCCACAACTCGATGTAATCCTGAATCTCGTCTTTGTCGTAGGACGTATCGCCCTGCGAAATACTGGCCGCTAGCGGGTCGCCTTGTTCGTCGTGCAGGCTTTTGTTCGTCGGTTTCAAACGGTCCTTGATTTCCGGGGCAATGTCCGGGTCGTTCATCACGGTCGAATAGGGCACGCGATACCGATGGCCACTGAACGCGGCGTCTCGATATGATGTACACGTCATGTCGTGAACCCAATCATCCAGCGACACTCGCCAAATGCCAACTTGTCCGGGGTCGTCCTCGTGACCGTGTTTGTATTGGCAGACACCCACCTTCATAATGCCCATGCCCAATAGCGCGTCCATCACCACTTCGCGCATTTCCCTGGCCGCCGAAATACGAATCAGGCAATCGTTGATGCCCGCTTCCATTTCCAGCGCGGTCCCACGCCACGCTTGATTATGCGTCGTGGCTAGCACGCGCGGGGTGCCGCTGATAAGACGCTGCCGGTAGGTGAACAGCGCGAGCGCCAGCAAGTTGATCGGCATTTTGCAGGTGGTGCCATTGTCGGAGTAATGGCTGCCCACCATATCCCGAATGCGCTCCGTCACCTTAGCGCGATACGGCTGCATTCGCAACCGGGACTCCTCGACCGCAGTTACCAGCCGCTTCACGTTTTGTGGGTCGCTAAAGTCCACCTAAAAACTCCTAACCGTCTCTTTGGTTCGCTCTTGTTTATCCACGGCACGTCGCCACGCAAAACTATGCAGTGGCGGTTCGGTAACAACCTTGGGTTTCGGAACCTTCCGAATCCCCCTCTCCTGCATTCCCTTCCACACCAGCGCGTCGGCAATCACGCGGTCGCCGTGGTTTTTCCGCGCTCCCGAAGGGTCTGGTATCGACAAGGCAAAACAGTGTTCAACCGTCTGCCCATCATACACGTATTGCAGGGTTTCCCCGACCGCTTTCTCCGAACGATTGATGAACTCACCGGTACTCAACGCCCGGCGATACTCCGTCAACAACGCGTGTTTTGCTTCGGGACTAGGCCACCAACCGGGGAAATTCGAGGCCGCATTCTTCACCAGCGCGCTTTCTTCCGTGCGCATATACACGTTTCGGTAGCCCAGGTCTTTCGTGAGACGATTGCCGAACGTGCGACCCGGCCCGGCCGCTTCCCAAATGGCGAACGCATTGTTGAAGAACCGCGCCGCCACGTAGAACAGCAGCGCGAAGCGCTCTTCACGCACGTGTGGCGTGGCAAACTCCGCCACCTTTTCCCCGGTTTTTAAGTCGCCCACCGCGATGGTGCTGTTGCTAGCCCCGGTCCCCGTGGAAATATCCGCCGCGATGACATACTGTCTGTCCGCCGGTGGCTTGCCACCCTTTTCCATCGTCGTCCACAAACTCCACAATCCCTTCTCTTGTTCCAACCAGCCAGATGGGGCGAGGCTTTCCGCCGTGAAGTCGATGTCCCCCACGTGATACGGCTCTCGGCACCAATCCTCTTTGTACCGTTCGATCACCTGCGGCTCGAAAAACAACGATGCCGAACCCGATGAATCAATATCAAGCTCTTGCGCCACCTCTTGCCGGTTGCCAATCTCCTTCACCTTCGCGTCGTACCACGGCGAACGAAACTTATACCGCGCCGAATCCGGCGGCTGTCGAACGAACTGGTATTCCTCCTTCCTCTCCGGGGTCCAATACTCTTTATCGAGCAGTTCCACCGAACCGTCACGACGTACCGTGTACAAGCCCTGTTTCTTTTCGGGGTGCAAACTCCAATGCACCGTGACTACCTCCATGCCGCCGTTACGAATGTCCTGGGCAAACGCGGTCCCTTCCCCCTTGTGCGTGGAAACCTTGATGCGGCACTCGGTCGCGCTCGAAGTGGCGCTGTTCACTTCATATCCGTTTTTTACCGCCGCGAATTCATCCAATAAAATCGCCGTTCGCCGACCACCACGCGACAAATCCCCGTTCGTGCTTTCACCGTCAATCGTACTTCCGGTCCCCGGATACGAAATGTGACAACCCGTTCGCACCCGCGAACCGGCCAAGAACCTGGGCAACCGCTCGTGAATGAAATCCAGCTTCCAAAACAAACTATCAGGGTCGCCGGGACAATCCACCAAATCCTCTTTTCGGCTCACACACAAAAATGTCAGGTTCGGCTTGAATCGCGCCAGCCACTCAAACGCGATGAGCGGCAACCAAGAACAACCCATGTCCCGGCTTTTCTCAATTATCAACCCATGTCCTTCCTCGACCGACCGCACCATCTTCACCAACAACCCATCCTGAAATTCCGGCCACGTCAAAAACGGAATCACCGGGGCCTTCACCTTACGCGGGTCATACGTCCACAAAAAACCGTTGACATAAAACAGAATGTCCTCGGAACAAAGCCGGTAAAGCTCCGCCGCGAAACCCTCATCCGAAATCCCACGCTCAATCACTTCCCGCCGCCACGCCAGATTCCGCCTCTTCTCCTTCGGAACCAACGGCAAATGCTTCCCCGCCAATTCGTACCAGTTCATTGTGCGCCTCCTGACTCGTACTACCACCATTTCCAGTCGAACCCTTGTCCGAATCCACCCCAGCCTTCCGCTGCGAAGCCATCGTCGGCCACATCTTCACAAAAAACGCTTGCCGGTTCTCATCGCTCTCCCACACCCACATCAAAAGCTCCAACGCCGCAGGTCCGGGCACATCTTCCGCCTTCAACTCCGTCGCCGGCTTGGAGTGATTATCCATCACCCACCGCGAAATCTCATACGGGCTACTCTCCGTCGCACACACCTTCCCCAGCAAACCACGATACGCCCGCAACCGAGCCTTCCGATCAATCATCCGCGCCTGATCGTCACCAACCAACTCATCCCCTAACCGACCCGCTAACGCCAAATCCACCAACTTCGCCGCATACTCCCGCTCCCGCAACTTCTCCTCCCAATCACGACGCATCTCCTGCCAAGCAATCCGCGCCGCCTCCACCAAAGTATGACCCTCCTCCATCAGCATCCCCTTCCGACGCTCCCGCCAAGAAACCGCCTTGTCCCACAACCCAAACCGCTTCAAACCAGCACGCAACTCCGCCTGCTTCATCATCCGAACTCGACCCTCTCGTAAATTTTCCCTGCTCATTTTTCACCAAACCCATCTATAAATAAACCATCTACCTCACTGGCCACCGAAGCCAGTAAGCTGAACTGGCAGCATGCGCCCAAGGCGAAAGCACAGGCTCACCAGTGGCTAAAGCTCTCCCGCTACCGTCGTAAAGCCCAGCCGCTCCCAGACAGGCCGGTACGCACGCCAAACCAACACGTCCAGCGTTAAAAGGGAAGTAAGGCTGCACCGGCACTCGTCCGACGCGTGGCCCGCCTACATCCTCACGGAAGGCACAAGAGCATGGGGGGAGTGCGCAACCAACTCACTAATTAGCCACTTCTCACCACAACGCGCTCGTTTTCGGACACATGTAACAACTCGTTACACAATCTATCGCGCATGATACACCCGTTCTCCAGTTTTCAACGGGTGGACACGGGCAAGGTAACACGTTGCGTAGCCGCGAAAATCGACCGGGGGGTTGGGGCAAAATCCCGGCGGAATCTCGCAAATAGCCGTTTTTTCCCGCATATATGCAGTGTGCTGACCGAGTGGGACTGCACTTGGCTGTAGTATGTGGCTGCGGCATGGTGCCGTGGCCAGCACCTCAATCAATACAGGAGAATCAATCATGTGCAGCGTAACTGTAGAGAAGAATGATCTCGTTATTCGCATCCCGATGGGCACGCCAACGCCTTCGGCCACTGGCAAAACGCTTGTAGTGGCGAGCACGCGGGGGAACAAGGCCACCGGTTGTTTGATTGACGGCAAGCCGGTCACGGTGGGGGTGAACGCGTACATTCCGCGCTAGCGGCCTATCGCACCGCGCCCCTGCCCTGGGGCGTGGACCGATGGGCCGGGCGCTTTGCCGGGCCGGAATTGACGGGAGATCTAGCGATGAGACCGTTACCGAACCAGCGGCCGTTATTCAGCGGGCTGGGCTGCCTGCCTGGGCAGCAGGATTTGTTTGCGACTGACGGGGAGTTACCGCCGCCGCCGGATTACACGATCCCAAGCACCGAAACGCCGGTTGTGGATTTAGTGATAACGGGCGAGGTTTTTGATGTTGGACCGGGCGCGACTAAGCACCTATCGCCGCAACACCGCTACCGTTACACGCAAACGTGCTCCTATCATTTGGCCGATGGGCGACAAACTTTTGGAGAGATACGCGCGCTAACTCGCCCGAAGCTGGCGGCAAAAGTCCAGCGACTGCGCGACAATATCGCCCGCGCCGAGTTGTTCGCGGTGCACCGGGGCAGCAGATATTGTGGACTTGCAACCAAACTTTCGCTAATGATGCGATGAGGCCGAAACGCGCCACTACGGCGCGTCTGCGGGTAATTTGCCCGCACTGATGAGGCCAGTTTGCCGACGACAAGGAGATACCATGAAATTTATATTTTCGACAACACGCTCGGTTGAGAGAATCATCGTTTTTAGGCGGCTTGACGGCGTGGTTGTCGGCACCGATACAGTGCCCTGGCACGCCGGGCGGTATGTTTTCAGGGGCAACAAACGATCATTTGCCGCGCACTTGGCTGCGCTAAACGCGGAATACGGCACCGGCTTTGCCGTGGCGGAAGGGGGTGCGGCATGAAATTTACCCGCCCCACCCGCACGCCGTCCGCGCTTTTCGGCACGCTCGTTTCGTGGATTAGCGAGGACCGGCAGCGGCGAGTAACCCACCACACCGACGGCCCTGGCGGCTACACCGCGTGGCGGTTTTTTGAGTGGTGGGACAAGATCGACGAGACTTATTACGGGGGCTGGAAGCCTATTAGCTACCACCGCACGCGCAAGGCCGCCATGCGGGCTTGTGCGCGGCGGAAGGTGGCACGGGCTGCACCGGCGAGATAAAGTGAGAGACGCGGCCCGGCCGGAAAATTCGCCTCACAAAAAACAGTAAATTAGCCGATGGTGGCCACTTTGGCCGACTCTGCCGCGTGAGTGACGCGGCCACATTGAAGGAGAGACAAAACATGTACCGCAACACTATTGCCACCGTGCCCGCCACCGACATGCGGCGCACCATCGGCCCCGGTGCCACCGAGCTTTACCCGCCGGACGGAATTTTTCGGCCGGATGGACGCGGCCACTATGACCCGCAGCGGCCTTCTGCTGGCTACGACTACCAGGATGCCCACGGCCAATGGTGGCACGTCGAAAAAGACGCCGGCCCCGATAATCTGATGCGCGCGGCCTTCATGATGGCCAATGTGGCCGAGCAAGCGGCGGACCTGCGCGTGTACGGCGACGAGGCCGGGAAGCACACGGTCATCGTCACGATGATCGCGTGCCGCGTCATTATCGAGCGCGACGGAAAACGGATCACGTCGTCGAAAGTAGCGTCGGTGCCGCTGGGCGGCATCGATCCCGAAATAATCCTTGCGTCTGGCCGCGTGATTTCGGCGCGCGAAGCACGGCGCGAACCTCATCGCGCGGATCGTGGTGTGGCCTACCTCCGCCAGCGTCGCCTCCATGATCGGACGTGGTGGGCTGTCGTCGGAATGTACGGGACACCGACGACCGAACACGCCACCCGCGAAGAGGCAATCGCAGCGGCCACGTCCTGATCCGTTTTCGCCCGGCGCTCACGTTGAGCGCCGGGCATTTTTCAGCGGCCACATTGAAGGAAAGAAAAATCATGAAATTAACGAGTCAAAAACGCAAAGGACTGTTCGCCGAGCATCACGGCATCGCGCCCATCGTGCGCGACAAAGTGCGGCTCACCATACCGGTGCGCGAAGCGTTGCTCGCCGCCGGGGCGAAACTCGAAGATCAGCCAGATGGTCGCGCGACCATCACGCTGGACGCGACGATGCCCGCTGGCATCGTCGCAAAACACAAGTCTAGCACGACCATGCTCCGCCTGGAGCATGAGCCGGATTGGAGCGATGCCGAGACTGGCGTGTACGATGACCCGTGGCTCCAGATCGATTGGACGCCGTGCCCCGTGTGCGGCGCGCCGGTTATCTGGTACGAGGCTGGGCACGTGCCGGGCTATCGCGTGTGTAGCCAGCCGCCTTATCACCACTCACTAGCGAGGTAGTCCACGGTGCCCGCTGCGGCCCCATCAAAGCTCGTAAATGACGTGGAACGCAGTTCCCAGCGTCAGCTTTTCCGCAGCGGGCACTTTTTTCGCAACCACGGACCAACTATCATGCCCATCTCTCACTGGTACATCACCGTCGCCGCCGTGCGCCAATACATGGCGATTTGCGGCATCGCCGACAGCGCGAACACGTTCGACCGCGCGGCGGTCGAACTCGAAAACCTCGCGCGCGAAGCCCGCTTGGCCCGCGACGTTGGCCCCGGACAAGAGTCGCAACTGTGGCGAGTCAATGCCACGGTGCGCGGCCGCCGCACGCGGCTCGAATTGATCATATCGCTCGCGCCGCGCGAGGAAGGCGACTTGCCGCAGCTAATCGCCGTGCGAAATAAGGGAGCATGACCACTTCCACGCGGACGGCTTTTCGGAGGACTACACAAAATGATACACCGCCGAACCGAATACATCGTAGCGTGCGACGTGCCGTTCTGCGGACACGTCGAGGCACATAATTGCGATACCCGCGCCGAGGCCGAGCAATCGGCCCGGAAATACGGCTGGCAACCGATACCGCGCAAACGCTGGGTCTGTCCGGCGTGCGCGGAGAAGGCGCGGGAGAAGTATACTACCACATTAACCCAACCCAAGGAGAACTAAGATCATGAGCGCGACATTTACGATTGAATCGCAAAAAACGGCGAACTTGTGATAATTACTCGCAACGACGGTCGCACGGCATTCCTACAAGGGGACGACGCGGCTTCGCTTCTGGCCGACCTCGATAAATGCACCGATGACCAAACGATACAAGAACTTGCCGCACAACACATCACCACCTAACCCCCGCGTTTCTCCTGTCGCCCCGCCCGCCGTGTAACTAGCTCGTTGCTAGCCAAGCGGCGGGCAGGGGTTTATTCTCACGGTGCCACTATGCAGGAATGCGTTATTTACGCACGCTTTTCTCCTCGGCCCAACGCGGCCGAGTGCGACAGCATCGAAACGCAAATTAAAGATTTGACCGCGTTTGCTGCGCGGCAGAAATGGCAGGTTGTCGCGGAGTTCTCGGACGCCGACCAATCTGGCGACGACTACCACCGGCAAGGACTTTGGGACGCCATGGCCAAACTGAATCGCGGGCAAATTCTTCTTGTGCGCGACATTTCCCGCCTTGCCCGCGATGAAATTCTCGGTGGTATGATCGCCCAGCACGTCAAAAAGAAGGGCGCTCGCATCGTTGCGTCACAACAGGGGGACACGCCCGAAACACCTAGCGCCACGTTTATTCGCTCGATCATGTTTGCGTTCGGCGCGTTTCAGAAGGCGATGATTGCCGCGCAGGTGCGGGCGGGCATGAGGCGACGGCAGGCCGAGGGGGACAAAATGGGCGGGGTTGCGCCGTATGGTTACTGCCTCGACCCGGCCAATCCCAAGCGCTACATCGAAGCGCCCGAAGAGCAGAAACTCATCCGTCGTATTGTGGCCATGAGCTACGTTGCCACCACCAGCACACCGGCACGGATTGCTCGGAAATTAAACCAGGACGGCGTGAAATCTCGTTGCGGCGGTCGTTGGCATCACACCACGATCTACAACATCCTACGACGGGCCGGGCGGTGTGAGGATACTTGGAACCGCGCGAAGAAACGCAGGAAAGCGGTTGACTTTGCTTCCTTGCTCAACCGCTAACCCGTCAATCTCGGCGGCAGCGTAGGTTTCGGCCGCACGATTTTCGGGTCCAGATAGCATTTTTCGGCCAGCCCTGGCGCGGCGTGCCCCAAGTGCCGCCAGCCCATGCCGGGGTGCGAAGCCTCGACGTAACTGGCCGATGCGCGGCGTAACCATTTCATGCTGCCGTTTTCCATCTTGGCCCACCGTTTTAGCCTGCGAAACACCGCATAAAATCCGTTTCGGGTTTGTGTGAGCAGCGGCCAGATCGTCCCGGTCTTGCGCCCATTCAGATAACTCTCGATAGCCTCCATCGTCTCTGGTCGAAGCTGCACGCGATGGGTTCGACCGGTCTTTCGCTGCACGATGGACAGCGAACCATCCGGCCAAATGTCTTGGCGCTCGATGGAGAGCAAATCACCCAGCCGCAGGGCGGTATCGTAAGCGGCCAACAGCAGTGACTTCCAATACAACGGATTGTTCAGGTAGTTCGCGGCCCACAAAAGGCGTTGCATGTCGTCAATAGTGAACGCCGTTGGCACGTTTTCCGGCACGCGCACCGAACGCAGTTTTTGCGGCAGGTCGCACAAATCGTTATCGGCCGCCCAGCGCCAGAGCGTCACCAGCATGCGCCGCCGCCCTCGCACGGTTTCCGGCTTGCGGCCATTCTCGGCTAGCCATTCGAGAAACCGATTCACTTTGTCCGGCTGCAAATCCTCCACACTGGCCACGTAGCCGAGGTGGCGCGAGAACAAATTGACGGCATTCGTTAATTGCGCGATGTACCCGGCAGACACGTCGCGGGAGAGGGAGAAATCCCCCAGCAAGGCGGAAAGTGTAGGCATGAAAAAGTGCTAGCACGCGATTACCATCCATGCAATTTCCACCACTTCAATGCGGGGTCCTTTTTGTCCGTATGTACCGGTTTTGCCGGGGAATTACGCGCTAGCTTCAGGAGCTAGTGGGCGCAAGCCCGTGTGGGTTCAAGTCCCACCTTCGGCATTGTGTTTCGTTTTTGTCTCAACCCAGGAGGCGTTTATGAAACGTGGTTTGATGGTAGCGGTCGTGCTGCTTGTAGCAGCCACGGCCCAAGCGGAAATCCGGGTGCAGCATGGGCTTGGCCCATCGCTCCCCGCCCCCGTCTATGTCCGGCCGTATGTCACCTACACGGGCAACTATGTGGGTGGTCATTACCGGTCGGCACCTGACGGGAACTTTTACAACAACTGGTCAACGTACCCGAACTACAACCCCTACACGGGGCAGCAAGGGTATCGGTTGACGCCGTACCAACCGTACCGGTCGTATTACTACGCGCCGTACCGGTGGTAGGGAAACAACGCTAGTGCGGGAGCGTTCGCTACCCGCGAGGAAACCAAGGAAAACACAACGTACAGCAAACATGGCGAGAGGGTGATTGTGGCCGTAAGGCACAGTGAGGCGTGGCTTAGTCCGCCAGTTCTAACACCCTACTCGCCGTGTTTGTCTTGCTAAATGTCCCGTGTATGTTACTATAAGGGTATGAGCATGGCAACGTCCCTAAAGACCGCAATGACCACAGAGGAAGCCGCGAAGTATCTCGGCATTGACGAAAGCATGGTGCGCCGATACTGCCGCCAAGAGAAAATTTCTGCAATCAAAGTTGGCCGCGATTGGCTTATCGAAAAGGCTGCATTGGACAGCTTCGAGCCACAGCCTCGCGGGCGTGCGCCAAAAGACGATTGACGCAAATCCGTAAAACGGTACACTTACATTAGCGACGCGCCAGTCGCGGCCTAATGAGAGTGAGAACAACCGCTCCGTGAGACAGCATCTGGCGCTGCTGCTTGCGGGGCGGTTTTTTTATTGCGCTCTGCATTGTTTCCAACTAGGCACTAGACGTAAGACGCAAGCCGGAGAAATCGCCGGGCTGCGGGTGCGAGAAGTCGAACTGCCGAACATGGGCATGAATAAGGGCTGACGCGCCAGCGACCCGAAAAGCACGGCGAAGCGAGTACCAATCCGGGCAATGTCCGATCGCCTGACAACCCGGCCCCATACCATGCGGCAAACTTTGGTGAGCCGTATCGCTTCGGAAAGCACATGCCGATAAGGTTGGACGGAATCAACGCCACAGGGCAGGATGCCAGGAAACCGGCACCAGCATTAACATGGGCGGGGATAAAGGCGATGGTGCGCACTTGCTTTTCAACACAAATTCACGGCAGAAAAAAATTTTGCCGATAGGGCTTGTAGTTGATTTGCAATCGGCTTAGAACCCGGTTGTGAATCGTGACAAGACTAAGCACCTCTTTAGCCCTCTGGCTAACCCGGTGCGATTCACCACAAGGAACCCCGTCGCGCGTCGCGCTCGTTCGATTGTTGCCTACGGCCGTCTGCCTTCGGCTAGCGGCAACTTGCAAATCGTTTCGAGCGCGGCGCACGGCGGGGTCGGAAAGGCAGAACCATGTGCGACTTTTTATCCGCCCTCGTATTCAGCGACGGCAAAATTTTCAGCGACCCGGAACACACGGACAGCCACAGCGATTTGATTCTCGTGAAGGGACTCGACGATTCGCGCCCGCTGGAAACGCGCGGATGGATTCGCGTCGAATTCAAGCCGGACCACGACGACACGCTCGACCAGCCGGAAACGTACAAGCTGAAAGTCGATGAAACGTCAACGCCCGCATGGTTCGACGACGCCATGCGGTTCGACATCACCGAGCGGTTGCGCGAGCAAGTCGAAAAAATGATCGTGCGCGACAGCCGCGAAATTCTGCTTGGTGGCTGCTGGATTTTGGCGCGCGGGGCAAAGGTAGCGAGCGTGAAGAATGGGCGCGTGCGAGCGATGTTTGATAGCCAAGCAACGTTGTGGGGCAACAGCCACGCGACGTTGTTTGACAACAGCCACGCGACGTTGTTTGACAACAGCCACGCGACGTTGTTTGACAACAGCCAAGCGACGTTGCGGGAAAACAGCCACGCGACGTTGTACGGCAACAGCCAAGCGGCGTTGCGGGGCAACAGCCAAGCGACGTTGCGGGAAAACAGCCACGCGACGTTGTACGGCAACAGCCAAGCGGCGTTGCGGGGCAACAGCCAAGCGACGTTGCGGGGCAACAGCCAAGCGACGTTGTTTGGCAACGGGGCGAAGTTAATTGATGAGCGGATTAAGTAACTTTCACGGAGGAAACCAATGCTGATTTTGACGCGACGGAAGAACGAGAAAATCGTCATCGACGGCGGCATTGAAATTACCGTTGTCGCAATTCGCGGCAGCAAAGTGCAGCTTGGCATCAACGCGCCGCCGCAAGTTGCGGTGACGCGGCCCGATGCGAAGTGGCAGCAGAAGCGAGAGGCGGCGTAAGTGATTACACCGAGGTCGAGTAGTTACGACGATTGGCGCACGGCTTCACCAGAAGATGAAGTCGAGGAACGAGAGCGGCGGGAGCGGGAGATGGAGTTGCGGGAGGATGAAGCCGAGCGACGCTGGGAACAAAGGTGATTTATGATGACGCGCAAACAATTCGACGAAGCGGTGTGGGAACTAATTGCTCCCCACGCCAGCGAATTTGATTCCTACCAAACGGAACACTCGTTCGACCGCAAAATTATCAACGGTCAGCCCGCGAGCCAAGCTCGCTGCAAATGGAATGTATGGGCGTTTCGCGTGAACAAATACTGCGATACGTGCTACGGCGATGGCAGCACGCCGGAAGAAACGCTGGACGAACTAGCCAAGCAACTAGCGGCGGAGTTTCCGTCGCGGCAGGTGCCGACCGATGCCGAGCAATACGCGGCGGCGGCAGGAGGTGACGCATGAACGCAACCGCCGACCCGGTGGCCGTGGTGAGCGGCAGTGGACAAATCTACGAATGCACGAACGACGAATACCACGCGGACCATTCGCGCATCAGTCGGTCGATGCTGGAAGTGTTCCGCGAAAGTCCGGCACGTTATCACGGGCGGTTTGTCGCGGGCACGATTCCGGCACCAGAGCCGACGCCAGCGATGGAGTTTGGTTCGTGGTTTCACGAATACGCGCTCGAGCCGGACAAATACCTTGCCGAGCGGATTATCGCGCCGCAATTCGGGCCGGACGGCGAACGATGGAATCGGGCGAAGAAACTACACAAGGAGGCGTGGGAGGAACTGGAAACCAAAGCCAACGGTAGGGGCATTATCGACCACGACACGCACTTGCGGTTGTTCGACATGCGGCGCGCAATCGGCCGCAACGAGAATGCCAAAGCGTTGATAGGCTTGGACAATGGGCCGGTGGAGCAATCCATTTTTTGGGTGGATGAGGAAATCGGCCTGACGTTGAAATGCCGCCGCGATAAGGTCTGCCGCGACGGCACGCTGATCGTGGACCTGAAAACGTGCCACGATTCTTCGCCGGAAGCGTTTGCCCGCGATGCGGTGAATTTCGGCTACCACCGGCAAGCGGCGTTTTATCTGGACGGGCACGCGGCGGTATTCGGCGTCGATGCCATCGGCATGGTGTTTGTCGCGGTGAGCAAGCAGCAGCCGCACGACGTTGCTTGCTACGAACTCGATTACGACGCGATTGCCTTGGGGCGGCAACAGAATCGCGCATCGCTGTGGAAGTTATCGGAGTGCATCGAAAGCGGCGAGTGGTTCGCCGCGCACGAACGGCAGATCAACACGGTGTCGCTGCCTAAGTGGGCGTTTTATCAAGACCAATGGGAGGTAGCTTAATCATGGCAACGGCTGAATTACTCGACCACAACGACGAACTAACTGAAGTTAGCTATTCGTCACTGGAACAACTTAACCGCTCCGAAATCGATGTGCAAATTTCCACCGCCAAACGCTACCCGCGCAGCATCAAAGCGTTCAAGCAGCAGGCGATGGAAATGGCCACTCTCGATGAAGACACCGCCGCCAGCATGTTCTATGTGCTGCCGCGTGGTGGCAAAAAGATTGAAGGGCCGAGCGTTCGCATGGCCGAAGTGGTTGGCAGTTGCTACGGCAATCTTCGCTACGGCGCACGCATCGTAAGCGTTGATGACAAGTTCGTGACGGCGCAAGGCGCTTGCCACGACCTCGAAAAGAACATCGCCATTAACTACGAATCGAAGCGGCGTATCACCGACAAACACGGCAAACGGTACAACGACGACATGATTCAAACGACCGGCAATGCGGCGGCATCTATCGCATTGCGCGAGGCAATCTTTCGCGTGGTGCCACGTTCGCTATTTAAGGCGATTTACGAGGAAGCCAAGCTAACCAGCGTCGGCAAGGCCACGTCGATGAACGAGAAGCGGCACAAGGCCGTTGATTGGTTTCGCAAGGCAGGCGCAACCGATGCACAGTTATTTACTTTCCTTGGACGCGCAGGCATCGACGAAATTACCATCGACGACTTGATTACCCTTCGTGGCTTGGTGACGGCAATTAAGGATGGCGAAACGACCATTGAAGATGCGTTGGCCGTGCGGGAATCGACGGCGAGTAAAGTTCACGCTTCGCCGCTAAATCAACCGCCAAGCAGCAAAGGCAAAAACCCGGCCGCCGAGAAATCGAACTCCGAAGTTCACGCGGAAGAAGCGGTCGCGACGGAGCAACCGCAAGCCGAAACCAAACCTGACCGCTGGGCCGACGTGCGGGCGGCGTTCGACGAGTGCAGCACACTCGAAGAAGTGGCCGACCGGCAACACGAATTCACGACGAATTGCGCAAGCGATGCCGACGCGAACAAGATTCGTGAGGTTGCGGAAATGGCACGGGCGAGGCTGGCACCGCCAAAAAGCGGTAAGGGAGCAAAGCAGCGGCAGTTGATGGAAACAACCGACAATGTGCCCGCCTAGGGCAATGGTGGCCAGCAGGCGTGAAGGGTGCCGGGCAGGCTCATAACCTGCCTTGACCGTTCAACTCGGTTCCACGCCAGTCGGTTTTGGAAGCTGATAGCCAAGGATTTCAAGGAAGCAACGGCATGGCGGGCGACTTTGTAATGGTGCAGTTCGCTACTCCGCGCAAGCCGGAAGTGATGAGAATTGCTACCGAATTAAACATCGACGCGGCGCATGCCTTTGGCCTTTGCGTAATAGCATGGATGTGGTTCGACGAGCAGACGGAAGATGGTCGCGCAGTTGGCGCGACAGATGCGATGCTGGATGCGGTTGTATGTCGCGCCGGGTTCTCCGATGCGCTGCGCAATGTTGGCTGGCTACATGTCCGCGATGGCGCACTTGTGGTCCCCAACTTTGACCGGCTCATGGGCGATTCCGCAAAAAAACGTGCGAAAAACACGAAGCGCCAACAGCAACACCGCCGTAACGCCACTGTCACAAAAACGTCGCGCCACGAGCGCGACAAAAGCGCGACCAAAGAAGAGAAGAGAAGAGAAGAGAAGAGAGAAACTACTAACGTAGTTTCTCACCCCCTACCCCCTTGTCTCGAAACGGAGAAATTTCGCTCCGCTTGGGAACGCTGGGAGCGGCATCGGCGGGAAATCGGCAAGCCGCTGAAACCGACGATGCGGCAATCGCAACTGGCAATGCTCGCAGCGAAGGGAGAATCCGATGCCGTGGCCATGATTGACCACACGATTGCGATGGGGTGGCAGGGGCTTCGCGCACCGGAACCGGAAACGCGTGGTAGCACACCGCAGCAGCCGCCGCGCAAAACACTCGTTGACCTGAACCGCGAACTTTACGGGGAATGACCATGACCGAAGTTGACTGGAAAAACTTTATTCGCCACTTCACCGACACCCTACCAGACGTGGCCTCGTGGCTGCAAAAGGCGGGGGCTGGCACGTTGGCGGTGTGGAAAGAAAAGTTTGCGAGCGTGGACCTTTGCGATGCGAAGGCGGCGGTCGATGCCGTGATCGACGGCAAGATTGCAGTGCCGTCGCCGTGGTCGTTGCTGCTCCCGTCGCTGCTTGGTTTTGCCTCTCGGCAATCGCTGGCGCGGCGGCAAGGGTCGGCACCGCCGGTTGCCGAGCGACCTACCATTGGCGTGCGGCATCCGATGGCGGCGATGTTCGATTGCATCCGGCAATGCCTCGATGGCGGCATGTCCACCGACGCGGCGATGGTTGTGCTTGACCGGCGGTTCCCGATTGCCGACGAGGACCGGCAGCGCGTGAAGTGCCAAGAGTGCGACGATACCGGGTGGGTGGAAGTTTGGGGTATCGGCAGCATCCGCTCGTTACAGCGCGGCGATGAGCGGGTGAAGAAATATCGGGAGAGCGCTCTCTGCATGTGTGCCAAAGGGCACTGGCGGCAGCGGCCAGCGGAGTCGTTGCCGCCCGGCGCGATACCGCAACCGCGATACAACCCGGCGATTCATTGCCGGTGGAACACAGGCGAAGTCGCGGAACTGCGGGAATGGCTTGATTGGAAAAAATCGCAAGGTGTGCGGCACCATCCGAACTATCACGAAGAATTTGCCGGTTACGGTCAGGAGAGTTTTTGACCATGAGGCGTATTTCCTCGCCCCCGCAGCAGGCGGCGAACAGTGAGGCGGCGATGAAAACAGAAACCGAACTACCCATCGTCGCGTTCGATTGCAACGTCTGCAATCAGCGGCACGAAGGGGAGCGGATACCAACGCGGTGCGAGCGGTGCCGGTGCCAAGAGTTTTCCATAGTACGAGCCACGAATAAGGACCAAAACCATGAGCGAACTTGATTTAACAAAGCCGCTGTGCTTCCGCGAACAGCGCGATATTCGCGAACTCGTTTATATCGGCCCGCTTCCCAACAGGAAGTTGGTATTTGCGGTGAAAATCACGTTCGATGAATGGAACGTGTTCATTCGCGGCATCGACGGGCGGGTATCCGAGGGAAGTGAACACGGCCTAGACATCATCAACGTACCACCGAAGCCGCGAACCGCGCGGCGGCTAGTGATAATGTACACAACGACGGGCGGCGGAATTGCCACAACAAGTTTTTACAGCGAGGGCGAGGCTAAACGATGGTGCAAACATTTAGGCTACGAACTCATTGCTTCCAAGTGGGTCACCGAAGGGGAATTTGCGAAGGAGGAACCGAGCGATGAGCGATGAACTGCGAGCGGCGGCGAAAGCAATCATGGAAGAACTCAACGACACGATGAGTTATCCGCGCGAGAACATTGATTTGGGCATGGTTGAAAAACTTGCCACGGCCTGCCTTGCCGAGCATCGCGACGACGATGGGGAGGCGGTGACGGAAGATTGGTTGGTGTCGATTGGTTTTGAGCCTGACCGCTCCGGGTGTCCGACGATTAGCGGTTTGCACATTCAATGTCAGACTATCGTGGGCGAGCGCGGCAGAGAGTACCCAGCCTATGCGTGCATTCGCAGTTACCCGATTCCTGTTCCGCAAACCCGCCGCGACGTGCGCGACTTGTGCCGCGTACTCGGCATCGAAATGAAGGAGGAAACCAATGGCTGAACTTCACGACGCTTGCTGTTGGGCTTGGGGATTGACAACGGAAAGGAGGGTTGACCGTGGAATACACGATGACAAAGCCGTGCAGCCAGTGCCCGTTCCTCAAAAGCATGGCCCACGGTTTCACCCTGAAGCGACTAAAAGAGTTTGCCAGTGGTGTATTTCCGTGCCATAAAACTGCCGAACCGGACGAAGGCGGGTATCACGCCACTGCCGACAGCGTGCATTGCGACGGAGCTTTAATCTTCAACGAAAAGCGTGGCACCGCAAATCAGATGATGCGTATTTCCGAGCGGCTCGGTTTATACGACCACACAAAACTAGATATGACCGCCGATGTTCGGTGACAACAGAAACTAACCACCAGCGCCCGGCATTTCCCTTAACCACGAGGTGCCAGATGATTTTGCGCCGGGCGCTGGTTTTTAACAACGGAAAGGAACCGACGCCGTGACCGACATTGAATTTTTGCGGCGCGAACGCGACGGCATGGCTGTCGTAACGCTATACGATTTTCGCAAACACGATGCGTTGACGGCCGCCATTGCCGCGCTGGAAGCGGAGAACTGCGGCATGACCGCAAACGGCTTCCTGCGATTCGTTGAGTGGTTAAAGGACCGGCAACGGAAAGAGCCGGTGGTTGCATTTACCGCAGGCCCGGTGCGCACTGCGGCAACGGCGGTTTGGGATTCGGGTGTCTTGGCGGAAATGAAATCGCTGGAGGCGAGGCTTGACGAGGCGTGTTCGTTGCTCGATGCGCACGTGAACTTTGTTTGCGAATGCCAAAAGACCGAGGAGTTTTTAGCGAAAACACAAACCCAAGATTGAAAGGCGGTGGGTGATGCAAAGTTGTCCCAACTGCGGAGCATACAGTTGTTCGTCGTGTCGCTGTACATGGTCAGAAATCGAACAGGCACAACGTATTTTACGACAGCGCGATGAGGAGCGTTGGCGGCGTGAAGGCAAACCAACGGTTATCGAGAGCGAGCGGCAACGGCGACTGAAAGGCGGCGGCTAATGGCGACCGACCAAACCAGTATCCGCCGCTCCGCCGAAATCTCGCCGTGCGGACTGTACCGCTATTGGCTGCGGCGAGATTGGCACCCCGCCCCCGACTTGCTGAACGGAGGCATCGTCCGTAGTCGCGGCACCGTGTGTTTTGTGATGCTCAATCCCTCCACGGCCGACGCGAAGATTGACGACCCGACGATTCGCCGCTGCATCGACTTCGCCGACCGCTGGGGATTTACGTCGCTCGTGGTGAGAAATCTGTACGCTTTCCGGGCGACAAAACCAAAGTACATGCTGGCCGCTGCCGACCCGGTTGGGCCGAACAACGACATGGAATTGATGGCAGCCGCGACGGCGGATTTACTCATCGCGGCTTGGGGCACTGACGCCAGGGCCGACCGCGTGGAAACGGCAAAGAGATTGTTTGAAGCCACGCCGGTGTGGTGCCTTGGCGCTACGAAGCATAGCCACCCACGGCATCCGCTGTACGTGCATGGCGAGACTTTGCCGCAGCCGTTTTGGAATTGCGAAGGGAAGAAGTGGAGCGAACTACCGGAGGTGAACCGATGACAACAGAATTAAAACCCGGCGACAAAGTGTTGGTGGTGGCGGAAGTGGTGCAAGACTATAGCAGTGATTTGGTTCATGTTTGTTGCGGCACCGACGAAATGATTGTACCGCTGCCCAGCGTAATCACCGGCCCGGTGTACCGCGTGCCAAGGTTGGTGTGGAAGCGCGACGATATTGGTCCATTGGAACGATGGGAAGCGAGAGGGACAGGAACACGGTACGCGGTTGAGCAGCAGCCCGAATGTGGATTCATGTATCGTTCGTGCGAGCTGTGGTACGATTGCGACTCCATCGACCACGGCAAGGAGTTGTGCGAGCGTCACTATCAAGAGTGTGCGGCGAAGGGGTTGGAACCAGTAATCATTTGACGCCGCCACACGGCAGAAGGAAAGACCATGACCGACTTAGCGACCATTAAGGCGGAGAACGAGCAGCGGCGGACATCACCCAGTGGTGCATGGTGGTTTTCGGAACACGACATTGGTGATTTGGTTGCCACCGAAGAGGACGCCAACCACCCGGCGCACCTCATTCCACGTTCCGCTTACGGTTGGATTTTGCAACAGTTCGCCCGCTCGTTCAACAAAGGAAAGCAGGTGGCCGGTTGGCCAAGTTACTGTGAAACCATCGACGAATTGGTGGCGGAAGTGGAGCGGCTGCGAAGTGCCGAGGCATTTCTCATCGACGCGGCGGCGAAGTTGAAAATCGAGAACGCAAAGTTGCGCGCGAAGGCGAATCAACTGCAACAAGAATTGGCCGCACGGCCCGAACGGTAGCTAATGCTGAACGTCCTGATTTTACTGTTGGTGATTTTGCTCGCGTGTCCGCCCGTACTGCGGAACGTGCAGCGTGGCTATCACAAGCATAGAGCGCCTTACCGTCGGGGTCGCCCGACACAGAAAGCCTCGACATACGGTTAGCTTTAGCCCCGGTACGGCGGGGCATGTTGACAACCGATAACATTTTTTGGCCGGGAGGGTGAAAGCGATGGCGAACACACATCCGATGCAGCCGATCTATTTGGACGACGTTAAGGTTGCAAGGTTCCGCGAAAATGCGATTGTACGATTCCTGCTGGACTGGGCTACGAATCGCGGTATTGGCATGAACGAACTTGCGATGATGCCGTTTCACGCCGACGACCGGCAACATTTTGCACAGCTAATTGGTTACAGCGTGAGCGGATACAGAGAGTTGAGTTACTCTGATGAAGCGATAGTTTCGAAAGCCGATTCCATCGTTAATAAACTCACGACGCAACACAACAGGTGAACCATGCCCATCATCGACAAACTAACCGCCGAGGAACGCAATCCGCCAACTTACGTGCGTGCCCTGCGCGTCGGGTGGGTGAAGCCCGGCAACTTTTGACAATAGATAACCCAAGGTGCATTATGAAAAATCCAGAACTAGGACATTTGCTCGATGAAACGGCGCAGCGCGATGCAATCCACGTTGCTATTGCGCCCGTGGTGGCAAGCGAACTATTGCAGCCGGGTCAGGCCATCGACTTAGTTGAGCCTGGGTCACATCGCGTTCGCAAATCGGCCAGCGGCGGCATCGGTATTGTCGATCCGTTTCTTCCACGCGCCGTGCAGGCCGAGGAACGTTTTTATGTGTGCTTGCACCAAAACACCGTAACCGGAATGCGGCACCATTGGAGTCACCCGGCGTTTTGCGATGAGCCTCGCAGCGATACAGGCGACGACGAATACAATCGCGCTCGTGATTGGCTGCGAGGCTACGCCGTTTGTAATTGTCCTCACGACGCCGAAGTTAGCGCGGATTACGCTTACCGGACATTCATGGACAATATCAATATCGACAAGCGGGTGTTCTACAGTGGCAGTGATTTACATTCCTTCGCCGAACTCAATGAACCCGAAGAATTGTTTCGCAATTTGCGAATCGTGCTTGGGCGGGAGATTGACCGGAACGAGTTAACTTACGAGTGCAGTTGCTAATCGCAAGGTGCCCCATGAAGAAACCGAAGCCGCCGGAAGTCGAGTGGGTGAGTGTGGAGGATGGCGGATTGCCAAAAGCCTATGCCGATATTTGGCTTTACAATCCAATCAAGCCGCCACGAAAGAAAGCGAGGAAGCGATGAGCAGCCCGACGCAACGAACGCTGAACATGCTCCGCGAACAAGGATACTCCGCGCAGGTCGTGGAGCGTTGGCAACCGCAGTCGCGGCGGCGCATCGACTTGTTCGGCGTAATCGACGTGGTGGCGATGGACGGCACGAAAACCATCGGCGTGCAAACCACCAGCGCGGCGAACGTGGGGCACCGACGGGAAAAGATACTCGCCGAACCGCTGGCGCTGAAGTGGCTGCAAAGCGGCAACCGCTTGTTCATCCACGGGTGGCGGAAGCGAAGGTTGAAGCGCGGCGGCAAGGCGATGCGGTGGGTGTGTAACGAGGAAGAAATTGACCAGAGCCATTTTGCGTTTCCGCACTGTTCGGGTTGTACCGACCCGCGCAGCGAAGGAACGCACCAAATGGGAACCGTGGAGCATCCAGCATGAATGGGGAACTCAGAAATCAACGTGTTGGGCCGACTGAACGGCCCGAAGGCGCGAATAGCTGCGGACTTCGAGAGCCGAGTAGCGCGCGCCAAACACCTCGCCGGTTGTCGGTGGTTCGGGCTGTTCCCGGCCACCGGCAACCATTTTGTGTGGAGGAAAGATGAAAGTTTATCGCCTCGAATTGGTTGGCTTCGATGATCGTGATCTACGGCAATCGCTCTACGATTTAGCCAAGGACTGCCAAGCAATCGTAAATCGTGTGTGGCAAGTTTGGGAATGCTGGCACGTTGCCAACGATTCCCGCGACAAACTCATCGCGCACTTGAACGCCGATAAGTCGTGGCGCGAAGGCGGCAAGCAGGGGCCGCGCCCCCAATGGCCGGTGGACTGTATGCCGCGCATTCCGGGCACGAAGAACGCCAAGGGAAAAGAGTGTTCGCTGCGCGATAAGCTGTACGCGGACATTACCGCGAAGTTCCCGCACGTACATGTTCGCGTGGTTGTATTGCTGCTAAACATCACCTGCAAAAAAATTACTTCCGGTAAATCGGCCAGCGGCAGCCTACCGGCATGGGTGGCGATTTTACTGAATCAGCAATCGCGGCCCAGTACCACGCGGCCCATTCCGATACCGTTCGACTCGCCGAACTCCAAAATCGTGCCTGGGGCGAGCGATGAAGAAAACGCATCGCTGTACATTCGCTTGCACCGGGCGGCCGACAAGCCACGCAGCGTATCGGCGTTTAGTAAATTCACGTTGAAAACGACGGGACCGGCGGCGAGATACGTGAAGCCGATGAACCGGTTAGCTACCGGTGAATGGTCGTACAAGGGTTCGAGTTTGTATTACGACGACCGCAAAAAAAAATGGTTTGCGCTAGTTGTCGCGGAAGCGCCGCCCGGCCCGCAAGTGGAGTCGCAGCCGGGGAGCGTGCTGGTGTTGCGCTGCGGCTATCGGCACCCGATTCAGTTGCGCGTGAATGGCCGCCGCCGATTCTTGCGCGGGTTCGGCCAGGGGCGCGCGATCGAAGCAACGCGGCGGCAGTTGCTAACGCAGCGTTGGAGCCGCCAAGAGAACTACCGCGTGGCCGGGCACGCGAACAAAGGGCACGGCAGGCAGCGGGCGTTGGGGCCGGTGTTTTTGTTGTCGCGGCGCTGGAAGGATTTTGTGAAACGGTATAATCATTCACTTACCGCCGAGATAGTGGCGTTGTGTTTGCGGGAAGGCGTGGGCCGCGTGGTGTATTGCCAGCCGAGTGGCGGTCGTTTTCTTTCCGAGGCCGGTAAAGTTCCGGGGCGCGATGACGCCACGGGTTGGGACTTTTACCAGATTTATTCGTTGCTGGCGTACAAGTGCGATCGGAGTGGCGTGATTTTGGAGTGCCGCAAACCGAAGGAAACCCGTGTGGTGAAAGCGGTTAAGAACAGAATGTTGGCGAAGGCGTGAAATTGCGAGGTGTATTCAGGGGAAAAGCCGACGCAGCGGGCAACGCAGCGGTTGGCGAAGGCGTGAAATTGCGAGGTGTATTCAGGTAAGAGTGTGTGGGTGGTTCATGCCCTTAGTTGGCGACGGCGTGAAAAAATGAACGTCTGCAAATTGTGTTTGTGTTCCATTTCCGAACCGCGCCAATACTGCCGCGAGTGCGCCAGATTCGCGCGGTTCAATTCTCGTTTAAGGAAAACGACCCATGAAATCGAAAACATCCTACAAGAAAATTCTGGAACAAGCCCGGTCGATGCGATCCACCGCCGTCTCCGCGATTTACGACCGCGTGAAACTGCTCGATGAAGCCGTTTTCAACGACGCGGATTTTCGCGCCGACATCGGCAACGCCGATGACTTCAAGGCCGGGGAGTATCTCAACGAATTTTTGGATGACGTGGCCTACACGTTCTTGCAGTTGCGGGCAATTCTGACGGCGTTTCCAGACCGCGCGCAGTGGGAAGGTAAATCGCTGGGCGAATTGCGCGGGGCCACGCTACAGCAGCACGCGGAGCACCAGCCGGAACCGGCCAAGGTGACGCGGCGAACCGTCACCATCAAGGAACATGAGAAAGCGATTGAGGAAGCGGCCAAGCAGACAGCGCGGGCCAAACACTACGAAACCATGCTGGTGGAAACGCGGCAGAGTTACGACGAGTTGCTGAAAGAAAACCGCGAACTGCGGCACCAACTATCGGTCGCGGAAGGGCGTATCGTCGAATTGGAACGATTGGTAGGACGCGACTTGCAGGCGGCGTAGGAATGACTGCGGCGCAAGGGACGCGCCGGGCAGGACGCCAGTGGCACACCGGCCGAATCAACGGAGGATGAGGCCGGGTGATTATCGGGGAGGCGGTGCAAGCCGGATGCGATGATTACATGCCTTAATTGTTGGCGAGAGCATACCGGAAAAGATGATATTTGTGCGCGTTGCAAGCATCCTGGCCGCATTCAAGAGACTGACCTGCGGCACCAGAATGACGCGCAGCGAGCGGCACATTTGGACATGGCGGATTACATGGCCAAATCGAGAGACGAAGGCTGGTATTACGACGATGACGACGAAGAAAACTAAACACGGATGGGACGCATGGGCACGGAAGAACAATCCAGCGACCGCAGGCAGTTGCCGGTAGTGTTTTGCACGCCGCCGAAGTGCCCACGGTGCCAAGGCACCAATATCCAAACGCGGCGCAGTGTGCGGGTCGAAGAATCTTCCACGCGGTTCGTGACGTGCCGCGCGTGCCAGCATCGCTTCAAGATAATCATGGAATGACCGCTAAATTCTAGCGTTGCGATTTTCTGGAATCGCATACGATGCGCGTGTCTAGAACACCTGCCTTTAGCAGAGGACCGGGTACGGGCCGCCGGTGAGTGCAAGCCACCGGCGGCACTTTTCATCTGAAAAAGCGGGGGCTGGGGGATGGCCACACGTTCCATCGGCGGAATTCCCAGCGGCCTAATGACGGTCGAAAGCGACCGCAAGAACGGCGAAACGGAAAGCCTCAACGACCCGAAGCCTTACAAAAAGTTTACCAGCGTGCGCGGCGAGGAATACGCGGCGTTTGTCGAGCGAAACCGAAAACGGAGTACACGCCATGAGTGCGCCAACTAAAAGTACGTTTGTCGAACGGCTGAAAGCCATTTACGAACTTGTGTCGTTGGTGTCGCAGCACATCGACATTACCAAAGTGGTCGCCCTGGTGTCGGCCTTTATCGCGGCCAAAGACCTGCGGGCGAAGTTGGTTGCCGTGGTGGATATTTTCGATTCACTCGTGGGGCTGACGCCGAATGATCTGGACGATGATTTGGTTGAACTGCTGCATGAATTCTTGACGTGCCCGACAGCCGTTGCCATTCAGGACCGCATCGCGGCCAAGCTGAAAGCACGGTATGCGGCGATTGAATCCAAGTAACCACCAGAGCGGCGGTAGTCGCCGCGAAGCCATTGGCGAGGGGAAGGTGATTTGTGGGAACGGGTGTTGTGTACGGTGCCGCGGGTTCGATGTTGTTTGGCTTTATCGAAGTCAAGCCGGTGGTGGATTTGCAGGGGTTGATTGTCCCGGCGGCGATTCTTGTCGGCGTGCTGCTGGTGTTTTCCGACTTCATCAAGCCCGCGCTATCGTGGCTGGGGAGCAAGGCGAAAACTCTTGTCCCGTCAGTCAGCACGACCGAACCGGCTGAATTGTCGGCCAGCGACCGCGTGCAACTTTGGGAGCAACTGTACGCCGCGTGCGACCCGAAGCATGGCGCATGTCCGAAGGCGCGTGAGCTACTCAATGGGGTGTTCCCGCACTTGGCACCGTACCACGCGGAGGATGCCAAGTGACCGTCACGCTGAAACCGAAACAAATCATCGGGCTGGCGCTAATCGCGTTCGCGCTGTACTGGCACTACAACGGCCCGCAAATCAATTTGCCGGCGCTGCCCAACAACAAGGTAACGGCGGCAACCTACGTGTACGACGTGCGCACCACGGGCGGCGTGCCGCCGGGCGTGCTAAAGGGTCTGGACCGGCTGAACCGCGAGAAACAAATCCTGGCCAGTGCCTACGAGCATACCGATGGGGCCAGCGTGCCGAAGCAATACACGGTGCCGGTTGAGGAAGCGAAGAAAGCCGGGTTGCCGGCGCTGGTGGTAATGGCGGGCGACAAGCCTGTGAAGGTGGTCAAGGACGTGACAACGGAACAACAGGTTTGGGAGGCCGCGCAATGAAGTACCGCAAGAAATCAGTCGTAATCGAGGCGGTGCAATGGACTGGCCAAAATGAAGATGAAGTTGACGCCTTCCTTGGTGGCGCTGAATGGAAAACTACATCTCCGCCATGCCCTTGCATCAAAACACCAGAAGGAACAATGACCGCCAGCGTCGGCGACTGGATTATCAAAGGCGTGAAAGGCGAGTTCTATCTATGCAAGCCGGATATTTTTGAGGCTACCTATGAGGCGGAGGCCGCGCAATGAGCCTATGGCACGTTGACCCGTCGCTGATCGACGTAACGCTACCGGAATCGGGCTACCCCGACCACTTGGCGAAGCTCGATACGCGCGAAGCGCTGATGGATGCGTGCGGCAATGCCGCGCGGGACTTCCCGCAATCGCTCTTTATCGAGCAACGAGACTGGAAAGCGAAGGCCGAGGAAAATGACCGCAACAAAACGTGGGCGATGAACTACATCGACCGCTACACGAACCAGTCGCCCACCCACGAATGCACGTGCCATTCGCTGACACGCGGCTTCGAGGCGGCCCGCAACCGGCATCGTGCGATTATCTTCCCCGAAGGTCCGAAGAAGAACTTTCGCTACGCTGAATCGGCCACGTCCGGCAGCGTGTGGGTTTCGTGCTTGTCGGTCTATGCCGAGGCAAATCCCGGCAAGTGGGGCGGCGCGAACGTGCAGCAAGTGTTGAACATCGCGGCCCGTCGCGGTTTCCTGCCCGACAAAATACAGCCCGCTGAATACGGCTTCAAACATACGCTCGTTGGCACCGATGGGCAGGGCAACAGCAATCAATCCAGCGGCGAATGGGTGGCCGTGCGCAACTTCCCCGAAGGGTGGCAAGAGACGGCCAAACTATTCATGCCGCTGGAAGTTGTGTTTCCACGGTCGCGCGAAGAAGCCATGTGTTTGATTCTGCACGGCTACGCTTTGTGCGTGGGCCGTCGCGGCCATGCCGTACCGCTGTGCGCGTGGGACCACGAACGCAATGTGTTCCCCTACCCGGATTCTTACGACGTTACGCGTTTCGATAGCAGCATCGCGTGGCAAGGTTCGTTTGCGATTATTTCAACCACGGTGCCCGACGATTGGAGTAAACCAGCGCTATGAGAATCACACACAAACTAGCCGCCGCATGTTTCATTGCTGGTGGTATCGCCGTGGCGTATGAGGCAATCGGCGATGCGCGCCGCGATTTGGCCGCCGCGCCGGCCATTGTGCCGATTGAACGCGCTTCCCCCGACCCGGCGCAGCCGCGCACGCCCGCCGTGAATCCTCCCGTGGCTGCGCCGGTCTCTTTATGCCCGTGCGTCGCATGTAAGTGTGAGCCGTGCGAATGCAAGCCGCTCAACGAGCGAATCATCGACTTCCTTGATGACGCCTGGCACCCCGGCACCTGGACCGTCTGCGAAGGCACCAGTTGTCGCACGGTCAACGGGCAAGTGTTGGTCAACGAGCATGGCCGCTGGGGCTACTCGGATTGCGGCAAGATGTACCGCATCAAGGACGGCGCAGGGACGCTTCACGCGCCGCCGGTCAAGGCCACGACGGCACCATCAAGGACGATGCAACGCGCGACCGGCGGCGCATGTTCCAACGGAAGTTGCGGAAGCGTTAGAAGTTTTGGTCGTGGTTTATTTGGGAGGCGATAACGATGTTCCCCGACGTGAAAGCAGCGGCGAAAAACGCGAACAGTTTGATACAGAATCTTGACACGCTGATTGGCGACGTGTTGGAAGCCGCCGCTAAATCGTGGCGCGAAAGAAAAAGCAAGCCCATCGGGCAAGTGGCGATGGGCGATGAGCCGCCGGGGCGCGGCGAGGAGGAAACGGCGTGAAGTACGAACAACGCTGCGCCTTCGGCCAAGGCTGGGAAGATGCCAAGGCCGGGAAGTCCGTCGAAAGCAATCCGCACGACATTACGAGCGTGCGCCACGAGTTTTACTTGGACGGTCACGAAGCCTACACCAGTGGCCGTTACAAGAACTTGCGAGACGAATGCCAAAAAAAATGAGCCACTACACCGCCCTTGCCGACCGCTTGTTACCCGATATGTCCGGCCACCGTTCGTTGTGGTCGCGCCGCCGGGCCGATGAAGTGCTGCGCCTGGCCGTGGAGTTGAT